TCTTATGTGATCGGATATAGCTAGGTGACTTAGAAGTTATGTCGCTTTTTTGCCTATGACTAAGTGTTAACCCCATCATTTCACCATTCAAAAGGTTACGCAGTATTTAACACTGTACATACACACAATTTGATTTAACCAACAGGTCTGCTCTCAAAATAACACAGTTGGTACCCAACAGCCACCGCTAATTCCCCCTCCACCGCATTCCACTGCATCATTTACAATTTATTAGGATAGAAGTAATAACCATGGGTAGTGTTAACTATGTTTTTGTTAGCTTTTTCGATGTTATTCATACCTTTTTTGACCTTTTTCGACCTTTTTCGACCTTAACCCCACCTTTTTCGACCTTAACCCCACCTTATTTGATGATAATAACACTTAGATCTATGTAATTTCTTTCTATTTATGAGATGGAAGAAGTTTTATCAGCAGCACTTATCCTGGTGGCGTGTATATCTGGCGGTATTTCCTGTATGTTCATTGCTCGGAGTAGGTCTACTACTAACAAACATTCTCGGCAGCGCATCAAGGAAATGGAATCTGATATTAGATATATGACAGAAAACCAAAAGACTGAGGCTAAAGAGTACAGAAAAGAGATTATGAGATTAAAAGTAGTTAATACAAAACAGCAAGATGGTCTTACAACAATAACAGATAAGGACATGAAGAACTCAGGTCTGGGGGAAGTTATCATGCAGTTGATACCAGGTAAGTATAGGAAAGCAGCATCTTTCCTGGTTCCACAAGTCGAACAAGCAATTAAGAATGACCCATCTTTATTAGATAAGGTATATGATAAAATCAAATCCGCTAACAACACCAATAGTCAGCCGACCGAATCTGGAAGTCAAGCTCAAACAGTACAAAGCCTGTAGGACCTGCGCTGATACCGTTGATGGTCATCCGCATGGAATTATTAGGACCGTAGACTTTCAGTCTAACTCAAATAAACTTGACCCAATTTACAACACTACAGAAACGTGTCCTGATTGTAAGGGTGAAAAATACTATTTTCAGTATTAGAAACTAAACGGATCTGATGACTTTTTACGCCTATATCTAGCTATAGAAACACGCTTTTTCACACGTTTATAGGCTCTACGTGCTGTTTTTCGTACTTGACCTTTTCTTGTTGACTTAGATTTTTTTCGTTTTGTAGTTTTTCTTTTTGGTTTTTTCTTTTGGTTACGGGCCCTTTTCATTTTTGCGCCCCAGGCTTTAGCAGCCTTTGACCCTTTCTTCAAGTAACGGATACCCCTCTTGCAGCATAATATGATCTAGCTGCAGCGCTTAAAGTTGGTACAGATGCACTGGCACCACTAGACCAGGTAATGGTTTGTGAACCTCTATTGCCCGCTTGTGTTTGTGCTGCTGCACTAACATTTGCAGAACCCGCCACATTTGGTGACGGAATAACACCGAGTAAATTCTTAACTTCCCAAAATGGTTGAAATAGACCCGCCAAACCTTTTCCAGTACCAATGCCTAAATCAGCAGCACCTACACCCAGACTCGATAAAGTACCACCTATTGCAGATCCTGTTTCGCCCAATGCACCAGCCGTTAATGAGGCTGACGCTGGGCGCGTTAAAGCATTACCTAGGAAGATAACACCAACGGCAACGGCAACTAAGGGAAGGATTTTAGACAAAATGCCCATGTTTTAACTTAATATACTTGATAAAATATGTTTCTAAATTCGAATTTAGAAACATTTAAGAACTAAACTTGAGATCTCAATATGTGGCATTTAAAGCAAAAATACCAAAATGGTTAGCTAAAGTTCTGGCTGGTGCTGGAATAGTTACCATAGGTGGTATGGTATTAAACAGATTTGCACCAGGTGTTATGCAATCCGCAATAGGTAAGATAGCCTTACCAGCAGCCAGTTATGCAGTTGGCGGTGCAGAAGCAGCAATAGGTGCAGTAGCAACTGAAGTAATCGGTGGAAGTGTAACTTCTTTTAGTGGTCCTAATGCAGAAGGCAACGTACAGGTGGAAAGTCTATAATGGCGGTTCCAATCGTTAGACGTTATACGACAACAGTTCCAGGTGCATTAAATACTCCTACACCATCAATCGATGATGTAACACAACTTACAATTCAACAATTAAATCGTTCAAACACAATCGAAGATTGGGTCAATTCGCCAGATCCTCCTGGTGCAGCAACATATCAAACAGACGTATTAGTAAATGGAATTCAGTCGGGAGTTACCAACTTCTCGGTAGCCAGTTCCAGCCTTTCAGCCGGGAGGCTAATTATGGGACCAATTCCAGTAGCTGTCAGTGGACAGGCTGGCGGAAAACAATTATCATGGCAATCTCAACAAACTGTAACAGGTGCAGGTCTCGCTGCTTATTCGTTTAATATCAAATACGGAAATCTCTTTTAGGTGGCAACAATGCCACAAAATATGTTAGGGTATGTTGTAAATGTTTTACCAAAAGACCCAACTGTACCTAGCACTTATGTTTCTGATATTATCGCAGCAGGAGCTACAACCACAATCGAATATCCTGCACAATATCGAGCAGTTGCAATTTCAGTCGGAATAAGAAATCAAGACCAGGTAAACGCTTGTCAGTTTTCTGTAAACGGTCAGCCATTGATAGCAATGTCTGCTGGTGCAAGTGAAAATCTAAATGATATGAATATTGTTAGAGTACAAATTGTTGCTGGTGCTGCTGGTGCAGTTCATGTGTTTAGTCAGGTAACACCAATGTTTTACAATACTGAAGCCCAACGATTTAGGACCGTGTCACAATAATGCCTTTTTCTGGTGGCGGTTCAAATATACTAAAACCCCATACTCATTCCAATGCGATTTTACAGGATGGAGGAAGTCTTCGATTTGATGGAATTACACAAAGTAATATGAGTACAGGTTCAGTGACTTATTCATCTGGAACTCAATTACAAGAACTTGTTTTAGGTTCACCCTCTGCTCAATTAACCGTTAACGGGGCCGGAACTGCACCTGAATGGACAACAGAACATAGTGAAGTGTGGAAAAATATTTTTGGTGCTAACCAGGCTGTAGCAGCACCTACTTTTGATACCGGTGTAATGAATGGTGGAACGAAATTAAGATGGTTACATATTCAGGCGTGGATTGCTACTGTTGGTGCAGACACCTTAGACCTTCGCATGGGTGACGGGACCGTAAACACAACGGCAAATTATCATAATAATGTGATCTATAATGCAACTAGTACAAAATACGCCGGCGAAACATTTGGAAGGATGACAAATGCATCCACTAGTAGTTCAACGAGTATTAACATATTCCTTGACAACAATCCAGATGACATGAACAGATGGAACGGCATCAACGTAACTTCAAATGATATTTCGGAAGTTGGTGGGTTCCTTAATGTTACGGCACAAGCGGACCGGATAGAAATACTAACCAATGGCGGTGCTAATATTGGAACTACTAGTTACATGCAAGTTTTCGGCGCTGTCTAAAAAAGATGCTAAAAAAAATGTGGATTAAACTTCAAATTGCATTTTTGAAGTTAATCAAATGTTTTATCGATAGAGGTTAATATCGTCAAACAAAACTTGTTCGATGTCGTAAATTATTGAACAATGACAATTCTTACAACGAATTTTTAAAACTCTTTCCAGTTCAATATTGCCACACTTGCAAGTTGGGTTGAAACATTTCAATATCCGAGACATCTAAAACAAAATCGTGAGTTAGTATTTTGTTTTTTAAATCTTTTACACTTTGCACATTTTACGGTTCTAACGGTGTGGGTTTGTGCTTCAACTTCATATTGAAATCCTCGTAGTTCTTTTGATAGTTCAAAGGTCATCCTGTTTCTAGACCCATGTTTTTACCAACTTCATAGACACAATAGTATACGGCTTCATTTGCATCCTTGAATCCTTTTTCACTTCGTATTTGTTCAAGTAACGCCCACATTGACATATCGGCACTAATCCATAATCGAGTCTTAATTTTTCCAAGATTCCTCCCTGATTCTTTTGCGATCTTTGATGGTGCTGTTAGATAATCCAGTCTTTTTCACCCCCTGTTCTAATCACAATTAGCCCAAGCACCTTGTGCTTGAGCAATTTTATTGAAATGAGAGGGGATTGAATGCTAGACGGCATATCGGAGTTCTTATGTGATCGGATATAGCTAGGTGACTTAGAAGTTATGTCGCTTTTTTGCCTATGACTAAGTGTTAACCCCATCATTTCACCATTCAAAAGGTTACGCAGTATTTAACACTGTACATACACACAATTTGATTTAACCAACA